CAGAATTTCTATATACCAATATTCTTTTTAACAATGTGTGGCACTGCACCAATAACTGATGACCCTGCACACGCATGTAGTTTGCCTTTAGATGGTTCACCTGCAAATTGTCCAACTACATTAGATGACATAAAGTTACCAAGAACTGAAGTGAAAGGTGAAGTCGATATATACGACCCATATCATTGGAATACACTACATGGAGTGTACATTGATAACTTAAGAAAAAGTAGAATTGAGCAAACAGCAACAAAACCTTCTGATGCTATAAATAGTGCACTTGCTGAATACAATTATGGGAGTAATGACACCACCAAGCAGAAAGAGCTGCTACAACTTCAGAGTCACAGAGATTAATCGTGTTGTTGACGGGGATACTATTGATGTCACCATTGATCTTGGGTTTGATCTATACAAGAAAGAAAGAGTTAGAGTTGCAGGAGTTGATACGCCAGAGAAAAGAACAAGAGATCTGGAAGAGAAGGCACTGGGACTAGACGCTACAAATTGGTTAAAAGAAAAATTGGAGGGAGCAATTGATGGAGATGATGAACTCACTATACGAACTGAACTTAAAGGTGGGGTTGGTAAGTATGGTCGCTTGCTTGGTTGGTTATATATTGGTGATGAAGAATTATCGCTCAATGAAAAAATGATCACCGAAGGTTATGCATGGGAGTATGATGGTGGTACAAAGAAAAAAGACTTTGAGGAACTACGTGAGATACGTAGATCATTTGGTACATTACAGGAAGGTTAATGAATTTTATAAAAGCACAAATCAAAAGATTTTTTGAGACAGGAAAATGGGCAATGAAACTTATTTTCCTTGTTGTTCTAGTAGAACTCGGATTGATTGTAGGAGTTGTTGCAACTATGGGTGAGGAACTAACTGATGAAGATGGCAAACATATTCATCATCTACTATCATTAGCAATGACTAAATCTTTTGCTTTATATTCGATGGAAAAGGCAGGAGAAAATCAAAAGTATCTTATTGAAAATGTAACTAAAAAATGATAGTCTGGAGTATTGTCTGGATGGTAACAATACTTGTGGTTTGTGTATCAGTTGTGATATACTACATATTACGATGGGATCACTTTTTTCCTAATGATTAAAATTATTGTAAATAGATTATTATATGTGGGTGCTGTTGGATTAGGTCTAACAATGTGTGCACCTGCACCTGTGACACCTCCTGCCGAGGCAAGTGACCTGATGCAGGACTATGAGACACTCATGTACTTTGCAAGAAAGAATGTGGAACACGCACGAAGAGAAAAGAAATTAGAGACACTTGATGAAGACATATATAGTGCAATATTAGAGTATTACAATGGCAGCAATGATACCACCGAGTCGGAAGAGTTGTTACAACTTCCGAGTGACGGAAATAAATAGAGTAGTAGACGGAGACACGATAGATGTTACAATCGACCTCGGATTCGAGTTATATAAAAAAGAAAGAGTTCGCGTTGCAGGAGTTGATACTCCAGAGAAAAGAACAAGAAATCTTGAAGAGAAAGCACTCGGAATCGACGCAACCAACTGGTTGAAGAAACAATTAGAGGACACAATAAATGGAGATGATGAACTCATTATACGAACTGAACTTAAAGGCGGGGTTGGTAAGTATGGTCGTTTGCTTGGTTGGTTATATATTGGTGATGAAGAAGTTAGCATCAACGAACAAATGATTGACGAAGGTTATGCATGGTCGTATGATGGAGGTACAAAGCAAAAAGACTTTGAAGAGTTAAGAGAAATCAGACGACAACACGGTAGTTTGAACCAGTCTTGACATAAATACTTGTATAGTATAGGATAATAAAGATGAAAACAATCGAAGAACACATCGAAAAGGATCAAGCGATCTTAGATGATCCAACTACTAGTCCTGCTGCTCGCAGACATTATAAAGAAGAGTTACACGAACTAGAAGTATATCACGATCATCACCCAGAGGATCATCACGATCCAAACGCACTCGAACTATTTTGTGAGATGCACCCTGACGAACCAGAATGTCTAGTATATGACGACTAACTTATGAAATTATTTCTTGATACAGCGGACGTTGCTACTATTGAAGAAGCATACTCCACTGGACTTATTGATGGACTGACAACAAACCCCACTCTAATGATGAAGAGTGGCGAGATACCAGATAAAGTTTATTATGAACTGAAACACCTAGGCATCAAAGACATTAGCATGGAGGTCGTTGCAGACACCTCTCAGGCGATGTTAGAGGAGGCAAGCAGACTTATAGGTCTGTTTGGAGAGTGTGTCACAATCAAAGTCCCCTGCACTCCAGAGGGACTTAAAGCATGCAGAGAGATGGCAAATCAAAACATCAGAGTAAATGTCACTCTCATATTCTCAGCAGCACAAGCAATACTAGCATCAAAAGCAGGAGCAACTTATGTTTCTCCATTTGTAGGAAGAGTTGATGACAATTCTTTCGATGGTCTTGCATTGATCAAAGAGATCTCAGACATATACGAAAAACAATTTGTACATGAGACAGAGATACTATCTGCATCTATACGAAGCGTAAAAGATGTAAGTAGATCGTTTGCTGCGGGTGCTCATATCTGCACCATACCTCCTGCCATTTTTCACAAAATGTATAAACATGTTCTTACAGATAAAGGTTTAGAACTTTTTGAAAAAGATTGGCAAAGTGTTCAAACCCTAGCAAATGGGGTATTGACAGAATAAATGTAGCGTGCTACACTAAATACCATTACAAAGGACTCGAAAGATCGTAACCCTGCGTAGAACATCACTCCATGTCGGGAGTGGTATCATCCGCAGGATTTTTTCTTGCGAGAGACTAAAAAACAAACATGTCTATTAAATCAACAATCGCTGCAGTGGCAGCATCTCCATTCCTATTAGCTGGTGCAGCATTTGCTGGTCCTTACGTGAATGTGGAAACAGTATCATCTTACTCAGGTGATGACTATACTGGACTTTCAACTGAGTTCCAAATCGGTTACGAAGGTGAGAACTGGTATGTATCTGGTGGTCCTGTAGTAGATTCTCCAGATAACGGTGAGTCTTCAACTGACTTCATTGGTTACGTTGGTGGTTCTTTAGACCTAACTGATTCAATCGGTGCATATGGCGAAATCTCTCTTCTTACAGACGAGACTGCTGACAATGCATACGGTGTTAAAGTTGGTGCTAAGTACACATTCTAGGTCGCATATATCTAGATTACAGATCAGAGGGTGTTTGACACCCTCTTTTTTTATGCTATACTGAGGGGAAATCGACTTTTGAGTCCCCAGAAAGTCGAAAAAAAAATTCTGACCATTTTTCGCTAAATAGGTTTTTTGCCATTTTATGAACTTCACAATTTACTCCAGAGATGGATGTCCCTATTGCACACAGATCAAACAAGTGTTAGACTTGTGTAACTTCACATATCAGGAGTATAAATTAGACGAGCATTTTGACAGACATGCTTTCTATGAAGAGTTTGGAGGAAATTCAACTTTTCCACAAGTTCTTCTAAATAACAAAAAATTAGGTGGTTGCACCGATACAGTAAAATACTTAAAAGAACACAATTTATTAGATGGATCCAGAAGACACACTAGTTGACATTATTGAAGAGGTTTATGACCGAGCAATTCTTAAGACAGGTCGTAATACGTTCAATATGGCAAAATACCTTGAAGAGAACAAATTCAAGAAAAGTGACGTTACCAGATTTGTAGAATCTGGCACAGCAGGAAACATATCTTGCACAATAGATGATCTCGACCACTATATAAAACATGGCGGTCAAGATATTAAGGGAGCATATCCAAATCTTAATACTGATGATGCTCGTAAAATAAGAAAATTCTTATATGGAATACTAAGTGATGCGTGGAATTACGAAAAGGCGAAAACACCCAAAAGAACAAGAACTAAATAAAGGCATAGAAGTTATGCTTCCAAGAAGCAGGAGGAGACGTAAACCCAGTTGGTTTGATCGCACCTTCTTTTTCTTTAGGTGGTCAATTCGACTCAGAATAGACTTATTGAGGAACGCTAATGGAAACTAACATAATCCTATTTTTCTCCGCTGCGGGAATGGTATTAACATTCGTCATGGGAGGCATTGTAGGTTGGATTTATAAATCCACTGTGGATACCCACACATACAAACGTCAGTTAAATAATCTTCATCCAGAATTCTTAGATGGCAACGGATCATACGTAGAAGAAGAACTCTTGGCAGTTCGTTTTACCGATCCAGACTATCTACTTGACGAAGACGACGAAGACTGATATACTATTATCAAATTGTGACTTGAAATGGCAAGAAAATTACCAAAAGATGCATTATTAACTGAAATACTACAAAAAGTATCTTCTGCTAAAACTAAAAAAGAAAAGGTAGATTTACTTCAAGAGTATAACAGTCAAGGACTACGTTCTGTATTAATCATCAATTTTGACGACTCACTAGAGTTTTTACTACCAGAAGGAGAAGTTCCTTTTACACCAAATGATGCTCCTGCAGGAACAGAGCATACACGCTTAGTTCATGAGTTTAAGGGTCTTTATAGGTTCTTTAAGGGTGGTGATTCATCTATTAAGGGTATGAGACGCGAACAGTTGTTTGTGCAACTCCTAGAGGGTTTACACGCTGATGAGGCAAAAATGCTAGTATCTGCATGTAATAAAGATCTACAATCTAAGTATAGAATCACTAAAGCAGTGGTTGCTGATGCATTCCCACAAATAGAATGGGGCAACAGAGGATGATCTGGGAGGGTAATCAAGAAATAGAAGAAGTTGCTGACAAGTATCAACTTACCTTCTTACATATTGATTGCACCTCTGACAAAAAGTTGGACAAGAAGTTGCCAACAAATGCTTGGATAGTTACCTACCTTGATCGCAAGGATGGTAGCGAAGAATTTGCCGATCACTATGATATAGTGATGGGTGTCAAAATGGACGTATTTAACTGCTACTATGACAAACTCAGAGACGGATCCAGAATCAAAAATATTGGATGGTGTAACGGAGGAGTTTCTCCACCCCTCTTCGATAAAAAATCATATCTCAAAACTAGCGGATCAGGCACTGAAAAGAAAACCTGAGAACTTTGATTTTGAGTCTGATACAACAGATATAGACGAACTTGCTGACGAAATATTTGATGCGTTACACGACCATACGCATAAATACCTACATGAAGAGTAGAAAAGCAGCAAAAATCTTAATTAAACGAGCGAAACAAAACCCTGATTTGTATAGTGCACAAGAAGTGCAATTTGCAAAACTATTCCGAAAACATGAAAGTAAAACTAGTGACAGTGACTCCAGATGCAGAGAAGCAAATGGGTTACATAGCGAGGGTAAGCAACCCACAGAATCAAGGTAATCCCGCAGTAGCAGGATTATTAGGATATTGTATAAAACATGGGCATTGGTCAGTTTTTGAGCAAGCACACATGACTCTAGAAATAGAAACAACTAGGGGTATAGCAGCACAAATATTAAGACATAGATCATTTACATTCCAAGAGTTTAGTCAGCGTTATGCAAACACTAATCTGTTGGGAGAAATTCCAGTGCCTGATCTTCGTAGTCAGGATTTAAAAAACCGTCAAAATAGTAATGATGATATACCCGAAGAACAAACGAAAAGGTTACAAGACCAGATTAAAAGGTATTTCGCTGAGGGCATTGATCTCTACAACGAACTCATACGTGAGGGTGTTGCGAAGGAATGTGCGAGATTTGTTCTCCCGTTAGCAACACCAACCCGTATATACATGACAGGTAGTGTTCGGTCTTGGATCCACTATATAGATTTAAGATCTGCACATGGAACACAAAAAGAACATATGGACATAGTAAAAGAAGTAAGGGACATTTTTAAGAAGGAGTTTCCTGTATGTACAAACGCATTGAATTGGGAGTATAAGTAATGCCAGTATATCCAGTAAAGAATTACACCACAGGTGAAGAGAAAGAATTGAACCTTACTATTTCAGCATATGAGAAGTGGAGAGAAGAGAATCCAGAATGGGAGAAGAATTGGCAAGCAGGAACTATGTCTGCTGTGAGGGAAATTGGTGATTATCAAAATAAACTCCCACAAGGTTTCAAAGATCGTTTAAACAACGTCAAGAAACATCATCCCTATGCTCAATTCGACGCACTTAAATAATGCCAGTTAAAAGTAAGAAGCAACCTACAATGGTTGGGTTATCATCCAGACAAATGAGAAAAAAACCAATTGGATTAGATCATCTAGTAGATATTAAACCTCTAACACCCGCACAAGAACAAGTTTTTGATGCATGGCAGAGGAATAAACATCTATTCTTATTTGGTGCTGCAGGAACTGGTAAATCATTTATTACCTTATACCTTGCACTTAAACAAATACTAGATGAGTCTACACCATATAATAAGTTGTATATTGTTAGGTCATTAGTTCCTACTAGAGAGATTGGTTTCTTACCTGGCGACCATGAAGACAAAGCAAACTTATATCAGATACCATATAAGAACATGGTGCGTTATATGTTTGAGATGCCTGATGATGCATCATTTGAAATGTTGTATGGTAATTTAAAAGCACAGGATACTATATCATTCTGGTCTACAAGTTTCATTCGTGGAACTACCATAGATAATAGTATAGTTTTGGTTGATGAATCTGAGAACTTGAATTTTCATGAATTAGATAGTATAATAACAAGACTAGGTGTGAATAGTAGAATTATTTTTGCAGGAGACGCTGCACAGAGTGATCTTATTAAGGCACATGAGAAAACTGGTATCATGGACTTCAAAAAAATTATTGACGACATGGATGAGTTTGAAAGTATTGAGTTTGGCATTGACGACATCGTGAGATCTGGTCTAGTCAAATCTTATTTGATTAGTAAATTGAATCTTGGCATTTAAGCATCTTAATATACATTCGTTTCCAATACTAAAGGCAACAACTACACAACAAGGTAGAAGATATCTTGTTGATGGGATGTATTGGCCATCAGTAACCACTGTCATAGGGCATTCTAAAAAGAAAGCTATCATGGAGTGGAGAAATAAAGTTGGTGAAGAAGAAGCAAATAAGATATCAAAACGTGCATCTACCAGAGGTAATAAATGCCACAAGTTATGTGAATTATATCTAGAAAATAAATCAATTAGTAAATATAGTGACGATCCACTATCCATGGGGTTATTCTACCAGATTAAACCCTACCTAGATAGTATTGATAACATACATGCCCTAGAAGCACCTTTGTGTTCTAGTCTCTTGAAAATGGCAGGAAGAGTTGATTGTATTGCAGAATACAACGGAGAGTTAGCGATAATAGATTTCAAAACTTCTACAAAGTACAAACGTGAAGAATGGATCCACGACTACTTTGCACAGGAGACAGCATATGCTATAATGTTTCAAGAGTTAACTGGTTTAATACCCAAGAAACTTGTCACAATTATCGCTTGTGAGACAGGCGAACCGCAAATCTTTGAAATTTATGACACAATCAAATACGCTCGAAAACTTAAAGAGTATATTGACGCCTATAGGAGAGACAATGGCAACTGGTAAGGTTGATGACATCTTTGAAAAGAATTTTATGACCGCTGCTAAATTTTCAGTGGAGATAGAAAGTATTGTCAAAGAAGGTGATCTTAATTATATTGAAGCAATAGTTCAGTTCTGTGAAGACAAAAACATAGAGATGGATGGCATTAGTAAGTTAATATCTAAACCATTGAAAGAGAAGTTAAAATATGACGCACAAAGACTCAACTACATGAAGAGAACATCTAAAGCATTTTTAAAACTGTGAGTGGAATAGAGGTCTATAAAATGTACCTCTCTCTGAAACTTCACTTCACTACAGACTCATTCGACTATTTCAAATATGGTAACGCTGCTAAAGCATCACAGCAGTCATTTGACAGTCGTAGAGATAAATTCTTTTTTGTGAAACTTTCGAGAACTTTCAAAGAGGACGAGTTACGCGAATTTTTTGTAGCTAATATGATAGTAGAAGATAAAGTCTATCCTGCTACATTGGTAAGAGAAGGTGCAAAGAATTATCAAGAGTATCTCAAAAGAAAACAATCACTCTCATATAGATTCAAAGAAGATGTAATGACCCTACATGATATCTCGCACTTTTTTGATAAGTTGTTTATAATAGATGGTATGCACCCACCCTTGCTAAAAGCACATCTAGGTGGTAGAATAAGCATAGAAACTTTGGCAATCTTCAACAAGATATTCAACTATGTTGAAAACTTTGACAAGATTATCAAAGAAGAAATCGTATGGAAACCCATCCGTAACAGGGTAGTGAAATACGAACCCTTTATTAACATAGATAAAGGTAAATATAAGAGTATCATCAAACAACAATACGTATGAAATTTTTTCAATCAGAAGTAGTCCAAAAAGAACTAACACAAATGCAAGATCTCTACATGGAGATTAACAAGATGGGTCTGATGTTGAATCTATCTCAGAAAAGAGAACAGTTAGACAAAATGATGCGTCTGATTGAACTTCAACAAACAATGTACATGCGTGTTACATTGTCTGAGGATCCAGAAGCAAAGAAACTTGTAGATCAGGTAAAAAATGCTGCAGCTATGCTAGGCATGCCAAAGGAAGAAATAGGTCCTCAGTTCTATGATAAACTGAAAGACAATGTAAATAAAATGATTGAGCAATTACCATGACCGCATTAATTATTATCGTTATACTCATCGCTGCTGCAGGAGCATTAATCAGATACTATGACCCGCATTAGTGACATACCTAACCTAGAAGGTTATGGTGTATTTGTTGATGATTTAGATTTTAAAAACCTATCAAGAAAAGAGTGGATGGATCTTGGCAAGTTGCATATGGACAAACTTGTCATGATTATCAGGAAGACTGGTCTTCAAAAACAATCTTTCTTACAGGTTATGAGAAA